AACATCCATTGTCATCAGACAAAAAAAGCCAAAAGGCGGAAACTTATTCCGACTACCCACAAGGCGCAACCAATAACGCAAAGCGAATGTTGGAGTGGCGTGAAAAATATGGTCGTGATGTTGTCAAAGGCGGAACAAGGGTCGGATGGGAAAGAGCCAATCAACTTGCAAGTCGTGAGGCATTATCTTTGGACACCGTAAGGCGTGTCAACTCCTTTTTAGCAAGACACAAGGACAACGCAAAGATTGATCCACAATATAAAGATGAGCCGTGGAAAGACCGGGGATATGTTGCCTACAACTTATGGGGTGGTGCGGCAATGGTGTCTTGGGCAAAACGTATTTCTGAAAACGAATAAAATATGTTCGATAGGGAAACTTGGAGAAAAGAATTTTCCCAACAACTCGACAATGGAGAAAAAGCCGAGGTTGCGAGATTCAAACGATACTACAATGAACAGTACAAAACCGCCATTGATGGTTTTCTATTGGACAACAATCCAAGAGGTGGCAATAATTTATTCAAGTCAAGCGAACTTGAAAACCTTTACATTGGACTTTATTCCAATATCGGGTTACGATTTGCTAAGTGGTACGCCAAAAGTTTTGACCGCTTAATATCTAAGCGACAAGATGTTTCAGGGTTTGATGATGTTTGGAGTGAGGGGTTTGCCGAAGCCGGTCGAAAGGTTGCCGGTCAAAGGATTGTTTTATTACAAGGCACCGCTAAGGCGGAGGTGATAAAAAACTTACAACGATTTATGCAAGACCCGGAGTTTATGGCATTAGGTGCTGAACAAAGGGGTCGCATTTTACGTTCAAGGTTTAACAAGTTGTCAAAATACCAAGCGGAAAGAATCGTGCGAACTGAGGCAACTTATGCGGCGAATCTTGGTGCCGAAAGGTCTGCTCTTGATATGTTTGGATCGGATGGTCTGCAAAAAGAATGGTTGACATCCATTGATGGTCGTGAAAGGGCATCGCATAGATCAACCAACGGTCAAGTCGTAGATATGGACAAGCCGTTCAATGTAGGTGGCGAACTGCTAATGATGCCGGGTGACCCAAGAGGAAGGGCGGCAAATGTTATCAACTGCCGGTGTGCGGTTGCACACTTACCAAAACCGGATGCACAACCCACAACACAACTTGAAGGGTTGGCGTTTGGATTAGCCGGTGAAATGGTTGCTCAAAATGATAATGATGAAATTTAATATCTTTGCAATATGAATAATATTATATTTAAGCAATCCCCAATGGGGGAGATAATTGATGCCGATGAAAAAGCGGGAATCGTAAAAGGTTACGCCTCGGTGTTCAACAACGTTGATTCTGACAATGATATAATTAAATCCGGGGCATACAAGAAAACCATTGCCGAAAACGGTAGAAGGGTAAAGTACCTTTACCAACACGATATGGACAAACCTATCGGGAAAATGGTCAACTTGGAGGAAGATGAGAAAGGTCTTGTCTTTGAAGCCGAAATTGCCAAGACCCAATTAGGGATGGATGTCATTGAACTAATTAAAGCCGGTGTAATTACCGAAAACTCTGTTGGTATTCTACCCATCCAAAAAGAAATGGTAAATGGTAGGCGTGAGATTAACGAGGTGAAACTCTATGAGGTTTCTGCCGTTACACTTGCCGCTAATGACCAAGCAATGATTTTGGATGTCAAGGGCAACGTTGACCCAAATAAAGTAATTAAGCGATATGATAATATCGCAAGATTAATCCGAAAAGGGAACATATCCGATGAACTTGGATTTGCACTTGAATCGGAAATATTAAAATTGAAATCTATTTTTACCAATTTAGCCACTTTGCCAACTGATATTGAGGTTACAAAGCCGGAAGTCGTGAAAGGGGATTCAACCGAGATTTTAAACTATTTGTCTAACGTTCTAAAAAAATAATAAAATGAACGAGGAAATTAAAAACCAATTAGATCAAATCGGTGACATCGTAGATTCAAAGATTGAAAAGGCTTTCAACCAAGCGCAAGATAATGCTAAAGGTGAAGTTGAATCAACTCTGAAAAGCGAGATCACAAATTTGACTAATGAGTACAACGAAAAGATGGAAGCCGCTACAAAGCGAATGGATGCCATCGAAATGGAAAGCAAAAAAACGCTTTCAGGTGTAAACACAAAAACCTTTAAAGGTCAAATCGAAGCCGCCATCAAAGATGGTGCAATCGAGGCACTTGTAAAAGGTAACACCAACGCCGCAAGATTTGAAATCAAAGCCGGTGATATGACAATGGCAAATGCCTACACGGGTGTTGTTGCCGGTGAAACTGTAATTGAGGACTTTAAATTTGATCCCTCAAGAAGCGTTCACATCAGAACTTTGTTGCCTATCGGAAACACCGATTCTCAAACAATTAGATTCCCTAAAGAATCTGCTTATGATGATGGTGCTGCTGCAACTGCTCAAGGCTCTGCCGTTGGACAATCTGACTTTGACATTACCGCCACAAGCGTGAATGTTGAGAAGATCGGGTGTTTCCTTAGAATAACCGAAGAAATGTTGAACGATACTCCCGGATTATCTTCTTACCTATCGGCAAGAGTACCCGGAAAAGTATTGTCTGTTGAGGATACTGAAATCCTAAATGGAGATGGTTCTTCACCAAACCTTGATGGTCTGTTCACCGATGGAACTGCCTTTATCACTTCAGGTGGTGCGTTTGATGATGCGGTTGAGTCAGCCAATGAATTTGATGTACTTATTGCATCATTGAATCAATTGGCACTTGCTAACTATCAAGCCGACACGATTCTTTTGAATCCTACTGATTTCCATAAAATCGTATTATTGAAATCTACTGCCAACGAATATTTGAAAAATCAAATCATTCAAGGCATTCAACCTGCAATCAATGGCGTTCCAATTACATTGAACACCGCCGTGACTGCCGGGAAATTCCTTGTTGGTAACTTGGCACAAGCATCTCAACTATGGGTGCGTGATGGTCTTGGAATCGAATTTTCAAGAGAAGATTCTACCAACTTCAGAGATGGATTTGTTACTGTTAGAGCGCAAGAGCGTGTGGCACTTACAAACTATTCTCCAAAAGCTATCGTACAAGGTACGTTCTCAACTGCTAAAGCGGCACTTGAAACTCCTTAATCTAACGATTAGTTTTGACTTGGAAAGGGTGGTCATATCGACTGCCCTTTTTGGGTTTAAGAAAATAAATGTAAAATATTTTTTATATTCTAAAATAAATTATATATATTTACACCATAATTAACAATTTAAAAACAACTTAAAAACAAGATTATGATTCAATATGATCCACCAAAAACATCATTAAGAACTAATAAAAAGGGAGATTCTTTTGTTGTTATTTCCTACAATGGATTAGATTTTAAAGAAAAATATTTTTCAAATTTTAAAGAGGCAACAGAATATCAAAACACCTTAAAATAATATTTGGCTCATGAGAGCCAAATATATTGTATAACCAAAAATTAAATTATGAGAAATCAAAATCAATACAGAATACAAGATTCACCGGAATATATAATCGTGAAAAGAATTACCAACGAGGAAAATCGCAAGAACATCATTGAGGCATTGAAATCCTTTGCAATATTATTGGCGGCTTTTTTCGTGTCAATATGGGTGTTTACTAATTTTTTATTGCACATTGAAACCATCATTGATTGGTGGAATAACTTTCACATTGAAATATTTTTAATCGATATAATAATATGGCTGAAAAAGACAATTTCCTAAGTAAGAAAAAGGATATGCATATCCACCGGCATATCAACATAAATCAAAATATTGTTAATATTAAAAAATTTAATAAATTAGTAAATAAATTAAGATAGTTTTTTTGTTTGATAATTGTTGGGAAATGTCCGCCATTCACTTGGTGGGCATTTTTTTATACCTTTACATTAAACGAGTAAGTTGAATAATAATCAAAGAGGGTGTTTTTCTGAATACCTTTTTGCAACCGAATGTATTAAAAGAGGTTATCAAGTTTCGATGCCACTTTCCCCGGCATCAATATATGATTGTATAGTTGACAACGGCGTTGACTTGTTTAAAATTCAAATTAAATCCACGATTAGAACTCCCGAAAAACAAAACCTAACGACAATACACATACCATTACAGAACAACAAAAGGATTTATGACAAAGGGAGTGTTGACTATTTCGCCGTGTATGTCACATTGTACGATGGCTTTTTTATATTTAGAAACATTGGGAATATGCAATCAGTAAGATTGTCGCTTGTGGGCAAATATTCAAAGAATTTTAATAACTTTGTATTTACGAGGGACTCTCAATCCCATTCATAAATTGTTTTAGTAAGTTTGGTTTGAAAGGGTAGCATTTAAGTGTTGCCCTTTTTTTTTATCTTTGTGCAAATAACATATTATGAAAATATTAATGAAAAAAAGCGTTTTATCCTCTGAAGGATGGCGTTGGGAAGAAAAGGTTTACGATGTTGACAATAAGGTCGCATCGGATTACATCAAAAAAGGAATCGGCGTTGAATTTGTCGAAAAGGTAAAAGAGGAAAAAAAAGTAAAAGAAACGAAGGAAAACAAAGTGGCGAGAAAACGAACCACTAAAAAAGCCAAGTAAATGCCTTACACAAAAAACACTTATTTCAGCGATCCGCCAATTACGTTTCAACCGCAAATGAAAATCAATTCCACAACCGGAAGTGAAATTATTACTGCGGCAAATGTCAAGGATTTTGCAAGAATTGACACCACGGCAGATGATACGATTATTGGTCAGATGATCACCCAAGCGAGAATCGTGGCGGAAAATTATATCTCAAAGGATATTGTGGCAAAAAA